GCCAGCCGTGAAGCCAAAGAAGATGAAGTAGGGCGCACTTTTTTTTTGCCGCAGGATACAACGTACGATGTACAGCGGACGCAAGGTTATGCTGAGTGGAATCCGGAAGCACATCCACGCGGCAAAAGCACGCCGGAGTCCACGCCGGGGAGTTTTGTGGGTGACAACCGGCAGACGACAGACTTGCCGAGCGAAGAGACTTTCAAGCAAAAGACCTGGGCCATTGGCAACAAAGAACACGCGATGCTGTTTGATAAAGACGGCAAGGCTCTTGCGGTGATTCGCGGACACAAAGACAACGTGACGCTCCACGCCGAAGAATTGAAAGCGTTAAACGGCGGGCGGTTTATACATAATCATCCGGGTGGGAGTCCATTGTCGCCGTCAGACTTGGCGTTGGGTGATGAAGCCAATGTCCAAACAATAGAGGCATTCGGCGTTGATAGTCAGACCAATGAGCGCGTGTTGTGGATTGCGCGCCGTCCGGCTGAAGGCTGGCCATCTAAAAGCAGATTGATGTCGCGCTATAAGGCCATGCAAGGCGTGCGCGTGCTACAGGCGAGAGAGAAAATTAAGAGTGGCGAAATGACTGTCGATCAAGCCACGCACTGGGCGACGGACCAGATTTGTCACGACGTAGCGAAGGCGTTCAACATCAAATTGGAGCGGCACGTCATAAAATGAGTAAGTTGGGCGTATCGCTGACGATAGCCGGTACACTGCTGATAATCGCTCTATGGATAGCCATTCAGAATTACAATGAATGTCGCATGCGCGGTTTTTCTAAATTGTACTGCGTGACGACGCATCTAGTTCGTTAGGAAGGTGATGAAATGAGGCGTTGCGGAATATGCGATGAATCTTATGACGAATGCGGGGACCGAGCAAAGTTGCATGAGCATCCAGAGCCGCAAAGCGGCAAACCAAGGGATGATTTTATAGCGGCGCGTTTACCTTATGATCGATGGATTTTAGAAACAGTAGAAGGGCGGGATTGGGCTGAATTTAATAAAAACCAGACGATACTCAAAAGATACGTACATGGAACTACCAACGATCAAATGCGTGAAATCGAAGTTCTGAAAGCATTGCTGACAGAAATTCACAGTTGGCTTTATCCAATGAGAAGTGAGGCCCGTCCGGTTATCGACCGCGACCGATTAGAAGAGCTAGATGATGCTATAGTTGCCATGCTGAACAAATTGGAGCGGCACGTTCAATGAAGCCTTGCTACGCTGTGGTTTATTCGTCGCCCGCGGATCATGTTTCTAAAGAAATTTATCTAAGTAAAGAGCTAGCTGAAGCACGCGCCAAAGACTTGAATGAGAGAAATGTTACTATCACTGGCGACATGCTTAGCTATAGCGAGCTTGATGACTGTAAATATGTCGTTAATGAACTTCCGTTATTTGAGTAGCATGGGGGATAGTGGGTAAATGACCAAATATCAAAAATCCATCGCCAAAAAGATTTTAAAAGATACCAAGCGCATGACGTGGGAGCAAATCTGCGAACGCATGGCGATTGAACTATGCATCGTCACCATGAAGATGAAAGAGAAGAAATGATTTATCCCATTTGTCCGCAATGCGGCTGTAATACGGTAGTTCTATTTACACCGCCTAAAGAGCCGCCTGAGTTCGCGTTGTTAGGGTATTCTGAATACATCGATTGGGATAGAGCGCATCTTTATTGCTCCAACGGTGAGAGTAACTGCAAGTTTCAAGTGCGTTTGAAAGACTTAACGACGCCGCGCAAAGAGAAAAAGCAAAAGCTCACGTTTTGGACCTTACTGGGGAATAAATACCGTGCTGGAATTACCGGCTGAAGACACATTCATTCAGGAAATAAGGAAAGCGATTCTGGCTGACGAGTTTTTCACGTGGGATGAAAGCAAGAGTCTCACCACGGCAGATGAAGTAGTGCGCCAAAATAGTGTGTGGCTGAAGTCCATAGCGGCTACTAAACGCCACACCGCCGCCGAATCCCGCACCGACTTTGCCGCCATCAAGGACATCTACGATACCGACGCCGTCACGCTGGCCAATAAACTGCGCGCCTATATTGCCGAGGCGCGTAACTCGCTGGTGAACTTGGTGGAGCGCCAGGCGCAGTCCGGGCCGCTCAGCGCCGAGTTTGCGCAGTCAATTAAGGTGAGCACCGGGCCGGAGTTTGCCAAGGACGTTGAGGCCTACTTGATGGACGTATGGCGGCGGAATAGGGACGCGGCGATTGCGGAGTTGCCGGAGAGAATTAAGGGCAAGCTGCTCACGATGAAGAAGTATGCGGAGGAGAATTACGCATTCTGTCCAACAGGAGAGGGCGGCGGAATAGATAATTCGTGCAGTCCCACGGGCGAGCCGGGCAAGGCAGATGACCAGCAGGAAAACGCAAGGGCTTGGATTAAAAACGCCGTAGATTCTAGCCAATTTCCAGTTAAGCAAAAGAACGGCAAGTGGACCGTTTTACAGACTAGGACACGCGACATTAGTCGTTTTCAAGGGCGCGAGTCCGTAATTGTTTTTACTGAGATACAGGATGCCGGCCAAGTTCAGTCTTACAAAAGATTGAAGTTGATGCTGCAGAACGCGTTCGATGGCTACAAGCACGTTAATCCAGCAGCGCATGCACCGGATATTTTCCGCGATGGCGTTGAGATTGATAAGGAGTTCGCGGATTGGCTCGGGCTTAAATATGGCAGAGCATGGACGCCAACGTCAATGAATGCATTGATGCGGCCCGGTGCTAAAATTACTAGAGCGGAAGCGTTAAATATTAGTCAAGACATTCTCGTAAACGCCGAAGCAAGCCGTACCGAAAAGTACGCCGTCGCCTTCCGTCCCGATGTGGCCGGCAACTACTTTCACAACCGCGCCCTGCTCATTCGCGGCATTGTTGACGACGAGCTCACCCGTGACGCCAAGTTTTCAATCTTTGAGACACTCAAGGGCGGCCGCACCATGAACGAGGCCATGGGCGATCTGCGCTCTATCTTCGAGCCGTGGATTGGCGATCCGACTAAGATTGAGCCGTCCGGCTTGAGCGATACCGAAGAGGACATACTAAAGCCTTACCGGCTGGAGAATATCGTGCGCACGGAAAGTACCACGGCCGTAGCGCAAGGCCGTGCGGCGGTGGCAGATGCCGCGGCCGACTATGTGGTGGGCTTTCAGCATTCCAGCATTCTGGATTTTAGGACCACGGAGGTATGCCAGCTTGCCGACGGTATCACGTTTAAGAAAGACGATCCGCGGGCCGTAAAGCTTCAACCGCCGCTCCACTTCAATTGTCGTAGCATCGACACCTTTGTGACATCCGATGATGACGTGGACTGGACAAGCGAAGAGGACTTGGATGCAGTAGTGAGGCTGATTCAGCCGGAGTTTAAATGATCTTCAAGCTAACCATCGCCGGCCACTTAATTATTGTGCGCGTCCCGGGCATGAGTAAGCGCGTTTACACCGCCTATTATCGGCCCATCGAATGGGACACATGGCATAAGCCGCGTTTCGAGTTTCATTTAGAGTTTTAAAAATAGAAAAGGAGAAAACTATGGCACCTAAACATGACCAACTAGACAAGATGATAGGCAAGGCAGAGGACGAGATCCAGCGCTGCCGCGATGCGCTAGTCGCTGATCCGGCGCCCGATGCCGCTGCGCAGGAAGAGTTGATGGCGACCATCGATGCGCAGCTCGCCAAGATCGAGCGGCTACAGTCGCAGCAGGCGCGGCTCGAGGCGTTGAAAAAGGGCGGCAAGAAGTAAACACAGTTTGGGCTTTCTCGGCATAGGAGACAACATGGCTAAAACGGGGGCCTTCGGCCGTCGTGTGTCCAAGGACGAGCGCGACAAGCAATATTTGATGCGCCGGCTATTACAGCCGGCCACGGAAGTGGTGCTGCCGACGCGCAAGACATGGGCGATTGCGGCTAAGAATTTAGATCAAGGCGATTTCGGGACGTGCGTTGGCAACGGCTGGACTAACTTTCTTCGCTGCGCGCCGATACAGACGACGGCCGATGAATCCATGGCGCTGAAGATCTACGATCTGGCCATCACGCTCGATGAGTGGACGGACAACGACAATGACACGGACCGCCAGATGGGCACATCGGTGCGTGGTGGAGCAGCGGCCGTGACCCAGATGGGGCGGCTCAAGTCCTACTTGTGGGCGTTTGAGCTGCAGCCCGCGGTCGAGTGGGTGCTGACCATGGGTCCGGTTGTTTTGGGCACCGATTGGCCGTCCAGTTTCATGCGTCCCGATGCTCAGGGAATCGTGCAGATAAAGCCTAACTCGCATAGCCTTGGCGGTCACTGTTATCTATGGCGTGGCGTGGATACCAAGAAAGCGTTGGCTCATTGCGTAAATAGCTGGGGGGATAGTTGGAATCCAGTACTATCAGGTGACTTTTTAATTCCTCTCCGCGACGTGGAGACTCTGATTCATAACGAAGGAGAGTGTTGCACGGCAGTGCAAAAGACGCTTTCCGCCAAGGCAGTCTAAATGCGTGAGCGCCAAATCACGACTCATCCCATCGCACTCACAAAGCGCAAGAAGTACAACAAGCCCGCCGGCTC